ATAAAAAGATAAATAAAATGATTTTGGTACAGTAAACGGATGATACTTTTCTAAAGAAGTAACATCAGTATAAACACCATTGTTAAAATATTGATATTTTACTATAACAGTAGTATCACTTATATACGGAATAATCCTATACATTGTTCCGTCATCCTGCGTGAATTCGGGTGATATAACAGGACCAAATAGGGATAACTGATAATTTTTTGTTAATGCAATTCCCATAAACGTACTACTATCAGTTATAAATGAGTTATCTGTATATGTGTCAGAAATATTTTCATCTATAGATAAATACGGATTACTTATATTGCATGTATATTTAAATGTATATATCTTTGGCATTTGGTTATTATACATATATGCCGAATTATAAAATCTCCCAAAATAGCTAAGTATTGTTTCAAGTGAATTCCATGTTGTGTAACTATAGGCAGCATCGTTTTTATTTATGTTCCACCAATTACCCGGGGTATAATAATCAATAATAAATGTTTTCCCACCTTTAACATTGGCATAATTTTGGGTTTCAATAGTATGCGATAATATGGGAAAGTTGCTTTCATAGATGGCACAATTATTACTTGTATCTAAAGACGAAGCATCATTTAATTTATAAAATGACATATATGAATCATATATATACCACGTTGCTGTATAAGTGCTTATATTTTTTAATAAAAGTGTTGTGTTAGAAAATGAGGAGTCACTTATAAGATCCATTAATGACCTGGGGACACTAAAAGAATGTTGTATAATTCCTGAGCCAAATAATGGTACCCCTATAACACCAAGATATGTGCCATCAGTACCTGTGGAATAATCAAGATAAACTGTCATGTCACTATCCGGGTATACCTCATACCCTGATGTGTCAATATGAACAACACCATGTGTTACATTCGATACTAATGGGTTTAACCGTAGTATCCTTAATACACCTGAATTTTGCCTTGGATATATGCCATATTCTAATCTTGGTTCATCTGAATAAATATATTCTATATTTTGTGTGTTAGACACATCTGAAATATCAGAGCTATCCCAAAACATTATGCAATCTGTTCCATCTATATCTTCAGTTCTATCTATAAAGCAAGTATTATCTGTATATAATATTCCATCTGTATATAAAATAGATGCATAATTATAAGATACGATAGAAGATATACCTGTAATAGATTTGGATATGCTTAATGAATTAATTGTAAAATCGGAAAAAGCAGAATCACCATTTAATAAAGATCCTCCAGAACTTATTGTGGTGTGAAATCCATCAACTGTTGTATCAAAATAATAATTCGGTGGTATAGTATACTCAAAGTGGGAACCCCCCACATGTATTTTATCTGAAAATATAGTACTAGTATAAGGATATGTCGTATAAATAACGATAGACATATCAGAATTATTTACATAACTATTTTTTAACCACTCAATAATTAAATTTGTGTACATATGCCACCTATACTGTATAACTAGTCTTATATTCCCAATTTGTTGCTTGACCGGTCTCTGAATCTGTTGACCTTATGTAAATATCGTATGTACCAGGCAATAGCCCTTTTGTGAGTGATTGATTTCTTGGCCCAACTTCCCAATCTGACCATGTTGAATCACTACTATACGGGCCAATTTGCCTTACCTGAGTTTTTGCTAAAATGTCTATTTGCCCAAGATTACTGTTTTCTATCAAACCAACGACATTTGATGTAACTTTTATAGTTGCTGTCTTAATAGTTAACTGTGTTATCAAGTTAGTCAAATCAGAATACCCGCCATGCGAACCGAATCCTGAATATGTCTCTGTAGTCGCCGTATAACAAGAAAACACCGGATTTGCAGAACTATCTATTGGAACAATATATTTTGTTCCGGAAAAAATATTAGGGTGCCAATATGGTGACAAATTCAAGTAACTATTAGTAACTGCGGAAGAATCTTTATACGTCCCTGTCGGCAACGCACCGCGTATACCATTAATGGGGTCTTCAAATGTGCCAGTCATCTCAGGCACAACGGGGCGCAAATCGGGGATATACATCCACCCAGAATCTTCCCAAAAATAAGTAAAATCTCCAGTACCAACAAAAATTGTTGTTAAATCAGACAAATTAGGATAATTTGTGCCTAAATAAATATCACCTGGGCCACCATATCCAACTGTTTCAAAAACATCAGCTTCATCGTAATACATTTTGCTATTTAGTGGTACGTGCATAGAATTGTATCCGACACAATCAGTAAAATCTAATGCATTTGCAACGCCATAACCGGAAGTTGTATTAGCCCTAAAACCTATATTATTGTATATTATATTATTCTTAAAATATAATTTATTTTCATTAGTATTAGTTAAATCACCAGATAACCAACTAACTGTTTGGTTATATACCCCAGTACCATCCGTAATAATTTGTGTGCAATTTTTCATTGTAAAGTCTAAATATTCGCCAGACTCATTAAGATAGAGATTAAATATTGGCCCATAATTTTCATTATATATAATGCACTTTTCAAGCTTTAGTCCTGTCGCCTTTAGAAGAGTGTTATTTGTCCTAACGGGAAATTTTAAATTTAAAAAGAAGCAAGCAGAAAAATCAACATAAATCTTTGACCCGCCATAAACATAGGCCCCAGTAGCTTGATCTGAAATTAACGTATGTGCTTGTCCTTCAAACCAGCATCTTTGCACTTTAAATCTAGTATCACCATCCAATAACAAGCTACTAAACATTATACCAGCACAGGTTGCAGTATTGGTAGTTGGAAAGTAAAATTTTAAATCTTTAATTATCCAATAATTAGCATAAGTACCAAAATAAACAGGATATCCAGAAGTGTCATCCGTAGGGCCTTCAATTGTCGGGACATTATTATTACCATTAGGGTCGTATCCCTCCAGCACGACAAATTCCCCATTACCCCATCCATAGCCCTGTGTACCAACAGTATCTAACAGCCTACTTGAAACAAAGACATAATTTTGCCCGGTATAGCATACCTTAATTATATCGCCTGGTTTACCATATAGCTCAAATGTGTCAGCTAATTTAATCCAAGTCTTAAACGCATTAGTATACGATAAGCCACTATATCCGTCATTTCCCGCCGTGTTATCCAACCACCACGTTTTACCCATATCTAACCTCTTCTGCCAATACGCCTATAGTCTCCGTTATATGCCTTGCTAATCCCGTCATAAGCAGCTTTTTCAGGGTCACCTTGATTGGAAGTAACCACAATTACCGGAAGACCACCACCGATAAGTGCTGGAGACGGCGTAACAAAATCTGCCGGGGCATTTATTAATTTAGCAAGCAGATCAAATTTTTGGCTATTTCTAGTAATAGCCTCTGTATTCGACCGTAATGCGTCTGTATTTGCCTCATATATCTTTGGTTCTACCTGTTTGGGGGCACTTTTATGCCCACCGCCGAATAGACCACCAACAATTCCACCCAATAAAGCACCAGCAACACCAGCAATAGGGTTAGCCTTAAATATTGCTAAGCCTGCTAGCTGACCAAATGATGATCCCAGCCCGGCATTCCTGGCGGCTTCCGCAGAATTCCCACCAGCCGCTGCTCCTAGCACTTGGCCAAGCATGCTACTCATGCCATATAGCAATGCATTGCTTGCTTGTGTTTTTGCAAGCTGTCGTGCTGATAACAAATTTCCTTCAATATCGTATTGCTGCCCAATGATTTGTATATCGTTTAATCTGTTTATTCCCTTATTTGTGCCTGTAACTCCTTCAATAAATTTTTTATCTGTAGCTGTTGGTGATGGCGAAAAATTATAAAATACGCCAGCATCATTTTTTTCCGGTGTCCCCTGCACCAACGGATTCGCAAGATATGCTGATGCCCCCCGCTGTATCCCAGAAATAATATGACTTTCTAAAATACCACCACCAATATCATAAGTATTCAGTTGCTTTGCTTCATCAACACTAATCTCAAATGTGGCTGTTCCAAGGCTTTTTTCAGAAAATCCCCTTAAAGAGTCGCTAAGATACGTTTTTAACTTATCTGAAAGGAAAGATTTCCACGCATCCGCAATAGGGGTAAGCAGTTTAACTAAACCGCCATTTTCAGTAACTATGGCACCAATATTGTTTAGTATACCAACAAGGGCGTCTGCATAATTTGTGGCTAAGCTGTTTATGTCGGATTGTGCCTGCTTATTATATTCCAAAAGGGTATTTAATTTTATAAGCTGCTTCTCCCTTTCCTCACCTATTATAATTCTTTGTTTTTCATAAGTATTTGATTCCAACTCTTTATTAAGTTGCTGACTAAGTGTATCTAATTGTTTCTTTTGATTGTCACTTAACTCTTTGGAGAATTTTGGCAATTCACCGCTAGCCACGACCATATCTAACAAAGCATTAAGGTTATCCCGGTTAACACCTAAAGCTGAAACTTGGGCCTTATATGTAGCTATAATATTATTCCGTTGATCTTCTACAGCCCTTTTTTGCAGCTTAAATGATTCTGTTGCAGAATCTATAGAAACAGAGTACTTTTTAAATATATCGCTACCAGCCAATAATTCTCTATTGGCTGTTACAACACCTAACACTTTCTTGGAATATTGCCCATATTGCTGTATAAGTTTTGCGTTTTCTTCCCTTACACCAGTTATACTATTAATGGTTAGGGTATACTCATTATTTATTGATCTCAATCTTTCTTTATATTTAGTATAAATACTTATTAGTTCTTCATTCTTTTTTCTTTCTTTATCTATCAATTCTTGATTGTATTTTTTTTCATTATATAAATTAGCGTTTGCTTCCACAAGCCCTGTAATCTTTTTAGTAAGGTCCTGAACTGTGAGTGCTTCCTTATCCGTTAATTCTGAGCTTTTATTAATTTTTTGTAATCTATCTCTATAAATACCAAGTAATTTAGAATTACTTTTAATCTGCGCGTCATAATTTTCTAATGATGCATTACTTATTATTTCTGATGATTCCTTTATTCTTCCTTGCAATTTTGACAAAACGGTTGATGATAGATCTTTACCAAAAATTGCTGCTGATTCAAGTGCCCTATTAAAAGATAATTCGACAAGCTTTACTCCGGATGCTAATTTAGCAAGACCACTATAGCCACTAGTAATTTTCTTCGGTAAATCACCAATTCCGTCTCCTCCGGCGGTAGCAACCTTAATTATATTTTTTATCTGCTCAATAAATGCTTTTGTTTTTGGATCTGACTCGTCAAATGTTTTATTTATTGCTCTCATTCTTTCAGCATATGTTTCTAATGCTTCTTTTGAAGCATCTGATTGCAGATAATTAGGAAGAATATTAGACTGCAACACTATATCAGATACTTTCGCCTGTACATTATTGATATCCGTAATTTTTCCATACATATCTGATACTTGACCTTTAATAACATTAGGGTCAACCACTAAATTTGGCGTGGCATTTAGTTTATATTTAATACCACCGGCATATCGCGGGGACTGCATGCTAGCAGCTAATTCATGGTTAGCAACAATAAAGTTTGAAAGAAGCCGTGTCATAAACTCATTTATTTGTGCCTTTATTTCTGGATCGCTTATTTGCTTGGGGTCAAACAATGCCCCAAAAGCTGTATCGGGATCAAATGTTAGTTTGTCTAATTCATCTTGTACTGCTTTATTTAAGGCAGGGCCAATTTGATTCAGTGTCACAATTTCCTTTGGAAGATTACTGATAATACCATTAAGAACCCCACCAAGATCTAAACCACTAAGAGTGGTAAAAGCGTCACCTATATCATACGCGTTATCCGCAATATTAGCGGCATCTAATTCGGAATTGATTTTGACAAAAGCAAGGCCAACTTTTTCTAATTGTGCTCGGTATGTATCAAGCTCCTGACCAGCACCAAGCCTGGTAGTGTTAATAAAACCAATTATATCGGACATTCCCTGCACAGAATCTTTAACTGCTTTTGCTTTTTCCTCGGCAGTTGTAAAACCGCCTTCCATCTTTTCCAGGGCTGCTACAATTTGATCATAAGTAATATTACTTAAATCTTTTGACACACCTTTAAGATTTGTTAATATTCCTAACAATGAGTTAGCTGCAAACTTACCCTCAGTGAAAACTTTTGGGCCAAGATACTTGCCTATTGCCGAAACACCACCAAGATCTTTAAACTGTTTAGACACCGCATAATAACGGTTTAACATGTCTATAACATCTTTACCTGCATTAGCGAACCCCTTGTAAACATGTGATAAATCTTTTACTGGTGGTGTAGCGTCTTCTGTGGCTTTCTTAAATATTCCAAAATAAGAAATAACACCTAAAATAACAGCGCCAACTGTTAACAATATTGGAGACAAATTTGCAACTAAAAGTTTTTCAATATGTGACAAAGCCGCTCCAAATGCAAAAAGTGATGTTAAACTACTCGTAGTAAACACACCAAAAAGCTCCCAAGCCGCAACGGTAAACACACGAAGAGCAACAGTTACCCCAGCTATGAGTGGCCAAATTTTCTTTAAAATAAAAAAGTTAACTAATACAGTAGCAAAAAATCCTGTAACTTTAATAGCGGTTGCAATAGATGAAGCATACTTCTTTATAAAATCTGCTGTATGCTGCAAATTCTTTGCAAAATTAGCAAGACCTTCGTTAGCATCTGTTGTATGGGAAAAAGCGGCAATAATAGCTAATCCAGCGTTTGTAATTTTGGTTTTGAAAATTTCAAACTGTCTAGAAGTTGAAGTAATCTCAATCTGTTGGGCCTCCAAAGCGGCACCAAAAGAATTTGATGCCGATGCCGCAGCGCTTAATGCTGTGTCATAATTATCCATTAAACTAATAACCTGTGCATAACGCCTACGAGCACCAAGGGCGAATGCTATACTAATTTTTTCTTGCTTGCTTAAATTTTTCCACTTAATGGCTACTTCATCAAGTATTTGTGAAAGTGGCTTAAATTCCGTGGCTGTTTTGTTTATATCAATACCAATAATTTTTAATTGATTAGTACCCACACCAGTAAAGATACGAGAAAAAATGGTAGATAAAGCAGTACCAATAAACTCACCACTTTTTCGCGTGCTCTCCTTTAAAGAAGTAATAATTCCGATAACGTGATCTATATCCCCCCCAAATTGCTCAACAACAGGGCCAACTCTACGTAAAGCAACAGCAATATCCTGTGTAGAAACTGCGTAATTGGCCTGAACATTCTGCAATTTATCAATGAGTGTTATTGATCTTTCTGCGGAAATATTAAAAACAGACATAGAGCCAATCATAAGCTCAATGCTCTCTTGGGCGGATAACCCGGAAGCAGTAACAGCTAATAATTGAGAATTGGTTAACGTTATAACTTGGGCTGTATCAAACCCTTGTTGGAAGAATAATCTTTGAGTTTCGGCAATTTCTTTAAAAGCGACACCAAATTGTTCCGCAGAACTTAAAATATTTGCCCTAATTGGGGCAATATCAAAAGACGGGCCACGAATTTTTTGTATATCAACTAAAGTTTTATTTAAAGCAATAGTATTCTTTAATGCGTCGCCAATACCCTGTATTGTGTTAAAAACAAGCCTGGAAGCAGCTCCCCATAGGACAACACGACGAATAGCAGTAAAAATATCACTATTAAATTCTTTTACTCCCGCATTTGCACCATTAACTCCCTTAGCAACCTCCCTAGCCTTGTTGGCAGCTTCCCCAAGATTCTTATTAGCCTGCTTGGTGGCATCACCAGCAGTTTTACTCATCGCCGCTGATGTGCTGTTACTTATACTTTTGCCAAGGGCAGCAACTCTACCCCCAAGCTTTGCCTCCATTTGTGACAATGCGGCATCAATACCACGCATCATTTGCGTAGGATCAAATACACCTGTAATTACAAATCTTGCAGTATCTGAAGCCATTTAATTCTCCGTTAAAATTTTATTACATTTTTATGACTGCTTGCAGTTTTGCGACTAGGCGAATAACCAGAACTAGCATTTCCTCGTTGCTTCGCTATGTAAGAAGAAAACCAAGCATCAAATTTTTCATCATCTTCAATAACCTGTTCTGAAGGGGCCTCGCTATACGGCAAAGAAAAAGCCCAATCATAGGTTTGCAACCAATGCAATAGCCACAATTGAGCATAGGAAAGATCTGATGCTATCTCAACAGGAAACATTGAAATTCCACAGCGGCTACTTTCTCGCCATCGTAATTGAACAAATTTATTACGAGCTAGTCGCCTAAGTGTAAAAAATCAGAAATACCTTCTCCCGACCAAAAATATTTAGCATCCATTAGTATAGTCTCAAATTTCTTAAGATCAGTTTCTTGCTCTATACATTCACGACTATTGTATAAGGGAAGTTCATTTCCTGATTCATCAATGGCAAAAACACAATTTAATAACATATATATTGTTCTTTCTGTTTCAGCAATTGCTTCAACAGAAGTGTTTGTCAAAGAGCCTAACTGCATAACCATATTAGTTTTCTCTGCCCTATATTGAGAAATCTGATTTTGAATTTTATTTTTTTTGTCTTTTACTTTTACTTTTTTTAATTCTTCTTTTGCGTCAACAATTAAAATATCAAGTTCAACAAGTCGCTTTTCATCATTTTTAGTCCATATCCCTCTTTTTTCTGCGCGTAAAAGCAATTCTTTTGCAGTCAAATAATCGTCATCCTGGAGCAATTTATTATAGTTCTTTGCGTACAAAGCTTCTGCTATTTGCTTTTGGGTTACAGAGGGCAACTTATACTTAACTGTTAATGCAAAGCCATTTTTATCTTCAGTGTAAGTCTCAACTTTAGTACCGTTAACAATTATATTTAAGATATTTTCATCTTTTTTTAAGTCTTCCTGCTCAGAAAGCATTTCAGTTGTATCCTTCATACCATCCTCCTAAAATAGGGGGCCAAAGCAGGCCCCCTTAGTTCCTATCTACCAACCAACCCGGTTCCAATATAATCTGCACTATTAAACTGTAAATCAAATGTCTGTGCACCACGACCAGGTACATCCCGAGAATCACTAACAGACGTAACTTTACCGCCTAAGAATCTTATAGATTTCAGCAAAGTACTTTGTGCATGAAGCAAATAATCTTTAGTATTAAAAACATCAATACGTAACCCAATATTACTCATACTCTGGAAGTCAGAAAGCGATAATGTTGTAACATCTGATGCACTTGTATTCCACTCGTTGAATTTTCCGGCTACCATAGCCCACATCTCAAGGTCAGAATCATTAACAGTAATTGTAGCTGTAATACTTGTGCTATTAAGACCCTTATAATATGTGCCTGTATAAATCTGTTTCAAGTCCTCTCTGTCAAACGAGATTTCGTAATCGACAGATTGAACTCTGAGCATTTTGTAATCAACAGATCCAGTAACACCGGGTATAGGCTCAGTGGAGACTTGTGTAGTATCCCACATTATAATTTCAAGTTCACCCTCTTTGACACCACCAACGTTAGACGCAACATCCTGCCCAATTGTGGGGAAAACAGGAGTATTGGAAACCCAGATGTAACGGAATCTGCCAGAAGGACCAAAACTATATCCATTCTCCCCTGTGATATCACCAGTGGCATTTTGACCCCAGTATGTATCACTAAGTAGGACACCATCTTCTGTTAAGTAGGCAACACTACCATCAGTATGTGTTACATCAAGATGACCAGCGGGACCGCTTACAAGGTCAGGGATACCAATTCTTGCCCCAGCCCAAACATTAAGGAACCATCGCTGTGAAGCCCCAGAAATCGAAACTGATTCTGTAGCAAAACCATCAACCTGGTAAGTACCTGAAATGCTGTCAATAAAGCAGTTATTAAACCACAATGCCCTAGAAGACGCTGTTGCAGATTCAGATTCCTTAATAGAAACCAAGAAGTCTGTGGCGACATCACCAAAAGTGGTATGACTAATAGTTCCATCGTTGCTGTTGGTATTATCAGCATTCAGAACACCGTCTGCATACAAAGCAGTATCTGCGTGAGAAGGGTAAGAATGATACCCCGATAATTGGTTCAATATATTAATAGAGCCAAACTCGTTTAAATCAATTGTTATGGACACAGAAGGATCTGAATCCACAACTTCAACTATGTTTGCATCTGTAAGCTGATTAACTTCTTCAGAGTTTAAGTCACCTGTATAGCCAAGTGACTGTACACGTTGGCAAACATACTCTTCAGCAAGTAATGCTGCTTGTGGATGCCTAATTTCATTAGGTTTATTTCCGTAACTCACTAGTAGCCTCCTTAGCCAAGTTATCTTAGCGTAAAGGTATTATCGTATTCAGCCACCGCATCACAAGTGACTTCTATTGAAAACTTCTTCGAAAGATCTGTTTCTACAAAAACATTATATAACCTTGTTGATATAACATCCTCACATGTAATAACACCAATTAAGGCATTATTGTTAACGTTGTAATTTATAATAGGAATCGGATTCTTTTCAAGCACAGACGTTATAAAATCGCATAAGTTAATATTTTGTGCCTTATTTTCAGCGGCGATAACAAAAGACAGTGTATATATTTTCCTCTTAGAATTTGTGCCTAATTCTATTGATTCTGCGGTGTCCGATACTATATCATAGGATATAATGGGCAAAACCATTTGCGTTCTGTAATCTGTATAATCCTGCTTTCTAACTACCCTTTTTGTCTCTAAATCATCAATCCAAGCAAACCCAGAAACAAAATTTACGGGTGTTGTGCCGTCCGGCCTGTACACTATATCATACCCATATTCAGAGAGTATATTGCTAAAATACCAACCTATTGATATCTCAACCAATAAATCAATCCCATATTGTGTGGAATCAAATAATTGCATTACCGAAACCTCGTTTTTTTAGCGATTACGCTCCTGACACCATTAATAACAGACTCTTTAAAAATATATTTATCCTGCTTATATATTTTTCTATTTGTATCTAGCATAAAATAAATACCAGCCGCTTTTCTTTGATCCCTTGCCACCCAAGTAACAGCGTGAGAATAATGCCACCGTGAAAAACCGTCGTTTACTGTAGTATACCTCATTGCAGTTGGAGACGAAATTTGATACTGTGCCCTCTTACCAAACTCAAATAATCGCCATAAAGAATATTTGGGGTTTAGCTTTGATGTTTGTCCTATTTTTTTTATAGTTATTTTCTTACTTGGAGCTGTTGCAAATCCGGATGTGTTATGGTATTGTCTAAACTTACTGTCTAATACGGACAAGTTTGTCATACTATCCATACGATTAATATTACCAGTTCGCATTATAACGGATTTTATGCCATGCCTTCTAAACATTGTGACAGGCTTTGGACCAAGGGTATAATTTTTAAACTTATCAGATTTTGTAATGGCGCTTAAAACAGTTTTTACCCTATTAGAAGAAGAAGTATATACACTTTTAACCCTTGCACGTTCACCAGCCTGTATTTTTTCAACTGGTTTGTGACTTTCTGCTTCTATTAAAAGATCCCTCTGTATTGCTACCGCAAGTTTATCTGCTTCTTTATAAATATCCTTCATATCCAAAACAAGATAAAATATATTTCTTCCGCCAACCCTATGACGTGTTTTTCCAACTGGAACTAAGTTAACCATCTGTATTGTTGTCCCCAAATATAATTGTATTATGCGAGCCGACAACTCTTGACAACCTATTAATTTGGTTTAAAACTGTATCACGAACTATATCTTTTTTATCTGGAGTTAAATCCTCGTAATTTGTGTATTTCTCTATAATTAACATAATCTTACTAATTGATCTATTAGTCTCTAAATCTAAATAATTTTTATTTCCCCCAAATGAAAATTCCCTTTGTGAACGCATAACTTATCTCCTATATGCCTAATTTTTCTTAGAAATTATAACTCGTACCTGATAAAATAAAGAAGAAAAATCAATCGAAAGTATTTCAAAATGTTCGTCATCTATAATGACTTCTTTTGAATACTTAAAACAATTATCGTTAAAATAATGGGATGTTGTAGAATCACTAATACTAGCGTGCAAAACATATTTTTGATAATTAAAGTCTCCAGCTTTTGATTCTTCCAATGAATTAATACCCATCGCAGCCTCGGAAGCATAGTCAACTTTTGCACAAGGCACAACCTCATAAACTAATGTTTCTATATAGCCTTTATTATTACAACTAACACAATAATAAGGAGGAGAATTTAACATAGAAAATTCGTTATATTTTCCGAGGCAGGTGCAATCACTTTTTATAGGTGGAAGTAACACAGTTGTATCATACTGTTTTATATATTTATACCGTAAATTATTTAAATAATTACCGTAATCCATTATAAGGTATCCCTAGCATATAAATCAACCTCATACCCACCAACTCTTTGCATATTATATGCTAATATTTTTTGGTTTAGTATTCTCTTAATTTCTTTTTGTTCTTTATATACTGTACTTAATAGTGTTTTTGTGTCTACCCTCTCAGAACCTAGCCCTATAGAAATTCCTATTCCTTCTGTGATTAACCTATTACCATAATTACTAAATATTGTGTATATAGTCGCATATTTTATAACTTCCCAAAAGTAGTTGTTACCTATTTCGTTTATTGTGTAATCCCATATAGAAGTGCCGTCGGTAATAATGGCATTCACATTTAATAAGCTGCTATACCGTTTTATTGCTATTTTAGCAAATGTGTTTATTTCATTATCAGTGTATGATGTTGAATCTATAAGCTCATAACGAATCTCTCCAATAAAATTATCAGGCAAATTGGTAGCCATTATATACCTACTTATCTAATTCATCCGAATCATCTGCAATATTTATTTTTTTGCTTAAGTTAGCCTTAGATATTTTGGTTGTACCTTTGTTATTATTTTTTTTAATTTTATTTAAAGATTCCATAAATCTCATAATAGAATCACTTTTATCAGATTCAATACCGATATCTTTTCTTGACTGTAAAAATTGGGAAAAAATAACTTTTTCTGCGGAATTCAGCGATAAAGCAAATTCTTTAATTGATTGCTCATCTTGAACAAAAGCGGTTATCATTTCGTTTTCAGTTAATTCATTAACAGTGTTAGAAATTTTAACTTGCCCATCAATAATACTTATTGTGTCATTTAATTTTATGAAACGGCCAAAACCTGGCCTATTCTTATAAGCAACAAATTCTGTCCAGGTAATTTGGGCTGTTTCGCCAGGTTTTAATAATGTACATTTGCCATCAGCGCGTTCTAACGATAGCATACCATTAGATATATTATCAACTAAAACAGCCGCATATGGATCTTTAACGTATGTCCCTCTCTTTGAACTCATAAATTCATCCTCCTTAACCTAAAAAATTGAGGCACCAGACAACAAAATCTGATGCCTCAATATTGTTTCATTAGTACAGCCGTAACTTGAAAGCACCCTTCGGCTGCCAAATAGCAGCGGCGTACTTATGATCTGCCGTTATGTACTGAACTTTTCTGGAGTCATCGTCCCAAGTACCGGCCTCAAGACCGCGAAGTTGAGCCAATTCCCCAAGGCCACTACCAAGAACAAACACAGAATTTTCGTCCGTGGGGGCAATCCCATATTTCTTATCAGCAACAGCCGGTAACCTAACAACATTAGCACCACGGTATGTCCCAATAAATCCTGTGCGCCAATAGTCTAACTTTTGGCGTTCAGGCATAATATTCTGGAATGTGGTAAATTTAGTGATGGGGTTAACCTTAGTCGGGTGACCGATAACCGAGTATACACCGCCACCTTCGGATTCCATCATATCAATGGCGTAATCCAAGGCGGCTTCTGTAAGCGACCCACCACTAAGACGAATCAGGTTGTCATTGCCAGATCCGCCAGTAACATCAGTCATTGTAATCCCGTCAACACAGGCAGCCCAAACAGTATTAATCTTCAGGTGCAGCAATGCATTAGCAATACCTTCTCGCATAAGATTAATACTATCATATGTGCCAAGCTCAAGATCCTCTTTAAGCATTTCAATGGTAACATGGTCATACCTACGCGGAACAGGAATGCTAACGATTTCGTTGTCAATCCTGACTGCCTCTTTATGACCACCAGATGTTACAGTCCTAGCCTCAAATCCAACGACATCCCTAAACTTAATGTTTGTCGTACTGGCAGGGTATGTTCTCTGTTCCAACATCAGTGGAGTGGGATCAACCAGGGTAACAAGATCTTCTGCCATTTTAACAATTTCAGAAGCAAAAGCGTATCTGTCCCCGGCACTCGCGGGGTTTTTCCAATCAATATTTTTCATCATGTCAAGCAGAGCAGCGTCATCTTCTGGAGACGCTAATCGTTGTGACAATTCTCTCGGGATTAAATTAGCAGCCACTATGTAGCCTCCTTATATTATCTTGCGTCATTACACAAGCTCAACAGTAACCCAATCACCCTTTAACTCTATAAATCGAGCGCGGGCAACAACATTAGTGGTTGCTGTGGTTAATTGGCCATAATCAGTGAAATACAGGGCGGTACCGTAAGCCACCGAACTCCAAGTAATATCAGGAGCCATAAGGCCAATCTTAATACCTGATGCATTGGTGTAATCAGTGCCAACATATTCCTGAATTCTAATTCCAGGTAACATCTTAAGGCCAATTATACCCTCTCCATCAGTAATATACTCAGATGACAGGCTATTATGGGCAAAATAATCGTCCTCATTCGGCCATTTATAGCCAAGATAAAACATCTGAATTGTGCTAGATGCATCGGCAGAAGTAGCAATCTGCTTTAACTTCCTGTGACTCTGTACATACACAACACCTTCCGCACTTGTTGTATCCGCCGTATCCTCAACGCAACCAGCGAATTGCCACACAGTACCAGATGCCAAATATTCGCCCTGGTGTGCCCAACTGGGGGCATGTAAAACACTTGTCTTATTCATGTGTCCTCCGATCAATCAATAATTATTCGTAAGTATTCAGAGCGTCAATCTTGTCTTTCCAGGCTTTTCTAGTTTTTGCAATAGACGTATCACCAGAAACAGTGTAACCTGTGTCTGTTTTCTTTGACGCTTGAACTGTTTTATCCACATTATCTTTTGTGGATGTTTCGCCTGTTTTAATATCGGTTATAGAAGATTCTCCTTTGGCTTCCTTAGAAGCAACAACGGTTTTCTTCATAATAGAAACTGTGAAAGCTAACTGATCATCATCCAATGTCTTAGCATGGGAAATAAATGAGTCAATCTCATCAGCATCTTTAAATTCATAGCCAGAATCTTTAAGCTCTATTATAGCGTCAGTAGCCCGCTTTTCAATCTGAATAGCCGCAACAGCTTCTTCTGCCTCGCTAAGGGCCTTACCAGACTTTTCAAGTGACTCGCTTAATTTTAAGACCTCTTCTTCAAGCTCTTTGTTTTTATCTGTCAATTCATCTAACGAAGCTTCAAAAGCCTCTCTTTCATCTGAAATAAGGTCACTAACCTTTGCCTCTAAAAGGGCATTAAATTCAGAACTAGCAACCATATCTTCAACAGAATTAAAATTTAATTCCATTCTCTTTCCTCCATTATTGGTTGGAAGTTTATTACTTCCTTGTTTTTCGCCGTTTTTTTGCAGACTTGCATTTGTAGAATTTAGATCTTTACGGTTCTCATATGTATTAACACTCGATTTAGATTTTTGTGCGTTTTTCCCACCTTCTAAATCTGTAACATCTAAAGACACACAATCTTTCCCGGCAGGTGTTAATGTGTATGCCCCACCAATAAAAGTAATATTACGCAGTATTCTACTAAATGTTTCTGTTGCAAATCTCATTAATAAGTGGTCACAATAAGGATCTCCAGGCAAAAAATCTTTTCCACATGAAGAACATTGTACACCACCTATTGCCAATTCAAAAGAATATCTGAGCATACCCTCCTCATTACGATTTTTTAACATTTCTGCTTCTCTAGGAAATCTCTCCTTAAACACATAAGCCTTTGCCCTTACAGCAACTTTACCACCAGTTTTTACTATTTTTACGGTTCCTGGTTTATTTGTTGGCTTTATCCTTACTAATTGGGAATCATAAAAGATACCTTTTATGGCATCCGGGATGTGCTCCTCAACCAATGGCATACCAATTAATGTTAAGTATGACTTTTTAAGTTCTTCACCCAAAATCTGATCTTTGTTTCTATTAATACCTTCAGCAACTAAAATTAAATCTAAATATAATAAGTCAGATCTAGCAGGGGTATATTTAAGAGAAGTGTTTGATCCGGCATAAACAAGCTTATCAACTTCATTCTTAAAATTACGTTCAAAAAAATCTAATTCCCTACTTGATTCGGAATCTAATTTGTCATAAACTTTTGTGCTGACAGCGTCTAGTTTCATTGTGCTTAAATCTTCACTTGCAATTATGGAAGCAGCATTCTTAATCTGCTTCTTTGCTTCTTCAACTTTAAGAATACGATCAGCACTATATAGAATTGATTCTACCATATTAGAAAATTCCTGCTTATTTTTCTTTCTGTACACATTTCCGTGTTTCTTAAATATTGAGGAAAATGCAGACTCAGACAGCTTATTTACCAAAGTGGGGTTACTAGATAATCCTTTAAATTTATCAGTTTCTGATAAAACATGCATAACTGACTTTCTTATTGAATCCATAGCTGCCGCTTTATCAACAACTGACTGCCTATTTTTTGTTAAAGATTTTTTCATACAACGCCCCTAATCGTGTAAATAATGGTGGTTTAGCTATAACTATTAATTCTGACTCTTTGATAAATTTTATGCTGTGGGTTTTACCCTTTCTTATTAAAGCAGAGTCACCGGAATATAACTTTTTCTCTGTAAATGATTTCTTACCACGACCTTCTATCTTTAATAGCACATCACCGGATAAACAATATATTAACTCATTAGAGCTTATATGTGAATGTTTAAATACTTTACTGCCCGGTTTATTACACACAATATGGAAGAAATCGTATCCTTTTTTTGCGTTATGTTCGATTAATCGTATATAAACAGACTCATCTGCAAGAAATTCCTTATTAGTGTCAAACCGCCTAGTACCAAATAATTTAGAGACAAACTTGTCTTCCTTACTAATATCACTTCTTAATATTTTATTTTCCAGGATAGCTATCCTAGTATTGTACCTAAACTCAGAAATTCTGTGTGCCATTATTAAAAATCCATAAAAAAGTAGTATGTAAAAAAGAGTCACGTTAATCACCTTCCCTCTTCTTTTCCAGCAAAATACCCAAAACCTTGTAAACAGCGGAGACAAGTCTATCTAATTTTTTATTTACTGTTGTAAGCAAATAAACAGACACCACAATTGGAAAGCCAACCTGAGAAATTAGTTGTGTAATACTGTCATGCATCATTTCAATCTTTCATTATTCTGGCAAACCCCAATTTTTTGCTGATTTATCTAAAGGGGATTCAATATCATCTTCATTAGAGGATTCTCCCCAACACTCACATGATGGGTGAGGAGGGTATGTCGCAAAAAAATCATTAATAGAAAGTGTTTTATTATGCATTTCTGCACAATATGAGCAAGTTTTTTCCGATAAAGCGGATTTCCACCTATATGCCTTTACACCGTCTTTCTTTGCTTTTGTTAATTCGCCAGCTATAACAGACTTATTATATATTGGCGAGCTATAAAGTCGTATTCTTTTAGTTTTAAACGCTGCCATTATCCCCCCCACTAAATCAGGAATAAGCGTGGCACGATGCTCTTTGTTTGTTGCTATAATAGAATCTACTTCCCTATGCATATCATCTATTAAATTATCAGAAAAAGAATCTATCCATTCAACAGCTGAATTCAATAAACTTTCATCAACTTTCTCACCAGAAACTTCAAAATAAAATAGTGACCTCATTTGAGATTTAATATTTGATTTAAATAAAAATCCATATGTGGAGAATATTGATTCAACCTGGTCATAAGATCTATTCTTTAGGGCAGAAACTAATTTTTTGCTAATGTTGTCATGTAAAGCGTATAAGAATTCATTAAAAGTTATAATGAGGTCTTCTCTGTCGGGTGAGTTTACGCTTGCTGTTGATTTTTGGCCACTAGGACCAGATACCTTACTTGGATTTGTGCTGTTATTCTTTACAGACCCATCGGGTGTGTTCTTGCTAAAAGGCAGAAACTCAGGTCCGCCAAATTGGCTTATCATGCCATCCTTTTTTTCAACGCTTCTCCTTGACAATTCAATATCATAGTCAAGATCAGCGTTTGTAACCGCCGACAATTCTGACATAAGCCCTCTATCATAAAAAATCTTAACCGCATCAAGAAGCTCTTTTAAATTATACAACTTCATACGAGAAAAAGAAAAACCTGGGTATTCATCTTCAAACCCATTTTTTATGGCAATTTTTCTCATAACCTGTGTTATCCAGGGAACAAGATAGGATACACGCACACCAGATAAGAATGCGATAAGGCCGAGGAATTTCTGCCAATTTTCTGTGGAAGACGCTTCTCCATCAATAAGAACACGAGGGAATCCTAATGAGGATAAAATTTGCTCATTTGTTTCGGAGTATTTCTTCTCATAAGTTACTAATTCTTCTTTTGGGCCTATGTCAACTATATCAATATCATCTCCAGGCCACAAAAGTAAGTTATTAACTTTCGGAGACATAATTAATCTTTCTAGCACAGCCAACCTATGGGGGGCAATAATACCAGTTTCAGTTTCAGCATCAATTTTTCCAGCTTTTATTATTGTGAGCCTATTAATTAATCCCTCAATAGTGTTGACCTCAAGGGCCTCTATCCGCTTCTTTGTTGATATAGGCCCAAACGCACGCCTAAAATAAGAAGTACCCCACTTAGAGAATGATTTAGCCCTCAACTTCATATGGGTAGTAAATGGCTCTTTATCGTCTGAAAATAAAGGTATGCCTTTACTATTCTTACCCAACTTAGGGCCAAATTTACTTCTTGAATCAACCGATAAGTATATTTTTTCGTTACCATTTTTTAAAAACTCATCATCGTCTATTTCTATAGAAAGTGTATCATGAACTCGTATCTTATATGGTAATTTATAATAATCACCGTCTAACTCAACTGCGTCATCCCATATTTCGGATACAATAGCATCACCATCTGTAAACAGCCGCTCACAAATTTCTGAGAACACCTGGTGTATACCATGCGGCTTAATTACAGGAATCCCCTCATTTGTCATTAAATTATTAATATTATTCTTCCATTTGTTTAATAATATTAATAATTCTTCACTTTTTACGTGTTCAATATTACCCTGAGTAATGGTGAATGCAACTAATCTATCTAAAACTGTACCACATAAAGAATCTGTTTCAACTAATTTTCTTGCTAATTTGATTTCATTTATTTTTCTTGTATCATTTGTATCTGAATAATTACCAACATTTAGGTACTCCCTAACCTGCTTAAGCAAAAACTCAGTATCTTTTTTTACGTTTTCGCTATAGTTTATAGCCAACGCCACAAAATAACTTGTAATGTTAGCCTGCCTAATTGCCAATTCATTTTGGGTTAGGTTTTCGTATTCCTCCATTGAACCAAGTGCGGTTATATCTGAAACCCAAAAGCTATCTTTACCCATTTGTATCCCTTACCTTTTTTGAAATCTCATGGATACCCATGGCAGATGCACCAACGTATATCCCGGAAGCAATATTCTGAAAAATCCTAACGTAGACAGATTCAGATGTCACACTAAATAATTGTGTATTTATGATAAATGAAAATAACACTCCTAAAAGAATAGCTGTAATAAACCAAGTTCTAGGATTTGTGAAAAAAAATTGTTTTGTTATAGAAATAATTGTTTTTATTAAAATTGATGCTATGGCAAGATTACCAACTAAAAGATCTTGTGTTTCCATTACTCAACTCCAATACAAATATCATCATGTAGTTTTATGTAAAATGTCTTTATTAATGGTGATTCTAACTCTGTAAATTTACTATTTACTTTATCTTTTATATGTGTTATCTTATACTTTAAGGCAAAAACAGACTCAAGTATAGTATTAGTTTTTGTCCCTATATCAAACACAGCCGTTTTTAACGGCAAAATACTAATAATTTCATTCTTTGTCTCTTCCTCAAGGCTATACACATACCCACCAAGTGCAAGTGAAAGGCAAAGTCTATCCCCTAACTTACCTATAATAACCCCCTTTTGGGGCAAGATTGTAATATATACATTGTCTATCTTCCATATAATCCATACAATAACTTTATATATATTGTCTAATAAGGTAGTTTGGGGTGTAACATAATCCCTTCCCCAATCTTTTATGTCTATTTCTTCATGTATACCTTCATTATTTATAAAAGCCAAGCGTAACATATTAACTCCTAAGTATATTGATACAAAAGTTTATATTTCCATGAAGCCGTACCTGTAGTTTTACCAGCCTCTACAACAACAGCAGTATACAAAAACTGCGTATATGCTGGGTCGTCATATTCATTATATCCCAAGAATGTGTAAATATTTGGAACTGACGGAACAGAAGTTGGAGCTGTTGCCCAATCACCAACCATGGAATATATATCAGAATCATTATATGTACTTGGATCTGTAAAAATATTACTTGCATAATACATATGTGTCATATCGGATGAAACCGCATTTTGGTCAGATATATAATACTTAAAATTTGTAACATAATTACCGGCACCATGCCCGGAGAATAAAAACCGTCTAACTTCACAATTAAAGTTGCCAATAGTTGAATCTAATGTGCTTTTACCTGACCCAGGAAGATTTCGCGCAACCCAATAATTAGAACCTGCTACTAAGTTTGTTGCTCGTGTAGAGTCTATAACGGTGCCATCTGTATACATAATCTCATTAATTGTAGTGGGTTGTCCCATTTCTACCTCCCAATTATTGGCCCAACGGATACCATTCTAGGTACTGGCATTTTGTCAAAGACCTTTTTCTTTTCTATTTTTTCATTTTTTCCACAATAAGAAAGTAAAGCATCTACAGCATACATGGTAGAGCTAAACAAATCCTTGTATCCCTTTTCCAATGATTCATCCGTAGATTTATGATCTGGAACGTAATATTTTCTCCAACCACCGCCCACAGGGCGAGATTTTATCTTACCAAATTGGCCCCTTAAAGCAAGTAAATCAGAGTATACCGTGTTCAACTCCTCATTTGGGTGTATGCTCACCATTCTTGGCATGTATAGCTTTTTTGATTGCATCATTGCTTTTACTTTAGATACGGTAACCGTGTTGTATTCTGCTGATGCATTAACTAATCTAAGCATATCCCTCCCATTAGGTATATTTTTTGCTTTTTCATCATTTACTTTATCGACAATCGGGACGAAATTATTAGATTCTGGCTCTCTAAGCATATCCCGTAACGCTGTTCCACCACCGCGCTTATCCATATGAAATAACACAACATTAAAGATTTCTATACAAGTTAAAATTTTATTTAGCATATCGCTATAGCTCATATGGCTCTTTGCAAAAGCGTAGACTATATTATCAAACATATTACCTTGAGTTGTCCCTGGTCTAATAATAGTTATCCCAAATTTATCGCTCTCTGTCGCAACATCGACACCCATAACGGTAGGTAGTCTGCAACTTAACAATGGCTCCAAGGGGGCGGAAAAATCCTTACTTTTTATAAATCCCCTCATTTCATTCAAATATTCAGGAAATAAAAGATCAGCGTTTGGCGTATCATGGTCCTCAAATTCTATACTATCAGATATTGACTGTAGAAGTAAATAAGGGAATTCTTTGCTTCCTAATTTAATAGGCACATTCTTATTTTCTGCTAACCAATCCTCTATGCTTACGGTATCAGAAAATTTACCCGACTCGATCTCTTCTATGTTTATTCTAAAATAAAATTTTAGCTTATTTTCTTCTAGCAACTTATTAACAACACTAACTGTGTATTGTCTTGGCCTTCGGATACCTTTCTGTAAGGAAAAAGAATCCTCATAATTAAATTCCACAACACAGTATTTACCCCTTTGCAATCTTGGGCAAAACCCATATGTCTTTAAATCTTGATCATCAACCATTTTTGCCATATATTCATCAATAATTTCATAATAATAGTCATCAGTATACCTAATTGTACCACAATACATAAAAGTATTACCTATAACATTATGTGTTTTTTCATTATCTGAAAAAGGATCAGATAAAACGTTAGCAAACGGATGTATAACCTTAGTAACTTGGAATTTAGTAAAATCCCTCATCTCATCTAAACGTATGTCATTTGCTCTTAAGCCAAGCAATGAATTGCCTTTTTTACCTATAGGCCCGGTAACAATTTGCGAACCATTTTTTAGGTGAACTCTCCACACATCATTCTGACCTTTATTAATTATCTTTGATGGAGTCCTACAAGATCTATTGCCAAATCCTTTGCGATGAACCTGCATACCCATAGTATCAGATAATATTTTTTCTATACCAGAATCCTCAAATATCATGCGACCTTGACGAAATTGTGGCCCCAAAACAAGTTGAGTTCTACTGGGGTATAAAATACTTTTTAAAATTGAAACAACAGCATTAATTGTAGATTTCATCATGCCACGAGATAAAAGCAATACAGAGTGATCGCAGAACCACGTAGCTTTTAATGCTATTCTAAAATGGGGGGAACTTACAGGCAAGCCTAAAATATCTCTTACAGCAAGCACAGGATGCCTGCGGTAAAAGTATACCATTTGCAGTCCTTCTAATTTTTCCTTACGTGTAAGGTGTACTTCCTTTAATTTGTTTTTTTGTACCAAGTCTCTTTCGTCCAGTCATTTCTAAAGCTTCTTCCAGAGAGTAACCCCCAGAGATAGTGCGAAATGCCTTGAGAGAAATTTCTCTTTCTCCATCAGGGTCTAATCGTTCATACTTATCAAGAAGCATATTTAATTCTTCAATTAGAAAATCATATTCTACATTTTGGTATTCCCTCAATGTCTCATCATAAACAGTTGCCAATTCAGCTATACTTCCCTTCTGCCGTTCCGCACCTAAACTTAGCCTATCTTTTTTAGATAATCCCAATAATGTAACATAATTTTTTAACTGATCTGATAATTCCTTTACGCTTAAGTCAGTCCTTGAATTTGCTAATAATGAAGTCTGTGCTTTTTCAATTAATAGCTGTGTTATCACTAGATTTCGCAGAATATCCCTATCTATAGCGGAATCTAAATCAAAATCATTTATGTAAGTCTGCATCCTACTTCTAATCTCATTATCATCGGTGCGAAATTCATATGAAATTCTATCAACGATAGTATTTTTGCCAACGGTAACAGGATTGTTAGTGGGGCTAGAAGATGCCTCTTCTTTTATTTCCGATAGTATATTATCCCTTTTTCTTTGCTCATTGTCAAAAAATTCTCTGCCGCCAGGTCCCAATATTGCTAAAACTCTAGTCTTAAGCTTGTAGGGACAATTTTTCCACTGCATATAAGTTTTCGCTTTAGAAAACTTATTCTTTTTTGTGTAGCCATATAAGGCTAAAAAGAGTACTTCGTATGCAGCCCATTTAGGTGATTCTGCCGCATTTCTTTGCTTCTTTGTTATGGAAGATGTCTTACTATTTTTTATACCAAGAAAATATAAGTATATTGTTTGGTACATATCCTCTATCTCACCTAATCGTATATTAAAAATGGGGCTCTCTAATCCGTACAATTTTTCATCAGTTATCATCAGATACTTCTTTCAATATTGCAAAGGATTCAGCCAATGATAAATAATAAGCTGTTAAGTGATTACCCTTTATATTTAAAAATTTTCGCAACATCTTAGGATTGGCACCACTTAAAAAAAGTGTTAAGGCTTCTAATTGTTTATAAGATAATGCTGGTAAAGCTTTATCAATTAAATCTTTTATTTCATATTGTAGCAGTAAACTAGTACCGGTATCTGTGCAAGTCTTTAAGAGTACATCTTCTTCATCGCTATGGGATAATTCTTCCATAGAAACAAAATGGTTATACCAGTTATAACCGTCATCCCTATTAACAAAATTAATAGTATCCCAATATAATCTTTGAGTAACATAGCCAGAATTATACTTCTTATCTTCTACTTTAAACAATTTCCAAATAGACAATCTAAGCTCTTGCTCGCAATCCTCTTTATCACATTCCCTTTTTATAAATTTATTCGTAAGTTTTTTTATGCCCGGCTCATAATACTTAAGGGCATCATCAATGGTTTCTATTACTTTTTCATGTACAATAAGCATGATCTAGTTTTCTTTCGTAAGCTCAAATATCATAGTCTCTATATTGCTATACAAATCATCTAAAGACCCCCTGTTTCCCAACAGGTAATCCCATTCCTGAATAGCGTTGTATAAAGCCTCACCTGTATGTTTCGAATCTACATCTGAACATTCCCCATCATAGCTTGTAATAATATCTTTACATGGATACATAAGAACTACGGATATCTTACTAAATATATTTTTTACATGTACACCGCTATCGCTTATTGCATGCGATATTAAAAATCTAGGGCCAAATTTATCAAATAGTTTTAATTCGTCTGATTTTTTGACATCAGTAATAACCGCATTGAAATTTTTCTTGCTTTCGCACAACATGTAATCTTTCTTAATTTTTGATTCTACTTTATCTATAAATATGTTTGTATCAATATCTGTTAAAATATTACCAAGATTTTGCAAAAGCCACCTAGATTTTTTTGTTTTTTCACCCCAAAGATTAGATGAATCTATTAAAAAATAGTCGTGTACTAACCATTTTAAATAATCAGAAAACGAGTATTTGTAAAAGCCATATTTAGACTTTAAACAATTCCCAACAGTATCCCTACCGGAATTTGGTTTACCTACCAAACCTATTAATATTCCCACATCATTCCCCTATAATTTTATTTATGGCCGGAGAATCTGACATAACTATGCCCGAACTTAATTCAAAATATTTACGTGTTAATTCCGAATCAATGTCATCAATTGTAAATCCCTTTAAAGCAGACCCGTCTTTGGCAAACTTTTTAATTGAGGCATTTATTTCCTCACACGAAAAATTTGCAAATTTTTCTAACAATGCACAAATACTATCCGCGGAAACTTTCTTCCCCGAATTCGCTTTGGGTTTCTCCCCCTTCCCCAGGATCAGTATTTCTTCTGCTTTCTTCAGAAGTTTTGCTATCTCTGTATATTGTGCTGCCATTTTCAACCCCCTCATTTTTTGCTGCATTAGCCTTTAACTCTTGCTCTAAAGATGCTGCTATTACCTGTATCTTCTCCTGTGTGTAACCAAGTTGTGCAAGCACCTTAAAAACTAGCGCAATCTTAAAATCAACAATACCAAACGATTGACCAATCTGACTCTGCAATGCGCCAAATGCCTGACGTATACTCTCATCCCTTTCTGCAATTAGGGATAACATCTCTTGCTTAAGTTTAGTTCCTTTTTTGTCCATTTTTCCGCCTCTTCCTTTTTTGTGGTTTCCCTACGCGTATAAAGAATCTATTATATATAATAACACAATATTTACTAAATTCCTGTAATACGTCTTCACTAGTATTTTCTGCACAATCTATATACTCATTAATTAATTTAGATCTTTCTAATAAAGATTGTGCAAATAATATTGGTTTATAAATATTGTCATTAAATTCTTCAATTGTTTTTGATTTGTGTACATCAGTTATTGAACTATTTATTGAGTTAAATATTTTTTCAGAAAAAGAATCGTATTTTAACTTCTTTTCTTTGCTGCCGAGGGTATAAATAAACCTTGATATGGGGTCTAAAATAGTAAAACAAATATTCTCTAATATATATGATAGCTCCTTATCAACCTCCTTACAATTATTTTTATTTAAAGATAAAAGCCTGTCATAATTTATCATTATTTAATATCACCCCACGAGCTATAACTATAATTGTAATCAACTGTTAAATCAACTGCTTCCTTAAATTTTTTAAACTCCAATAATGGTCTTAACAAACCCACTGCTTTTTCTACTTCATATTTTGTGCTAACCTCACAAATAAGCTCATCATGAATAACCAATATAGGGCGAATGTCCATGTCTGAAGTTCTTAATTTTTCATCAACATTTCTTAAAGCAATTTTCATTATATCGGCAGACGTACCTTGAATTGGTGTATTTATAGCTTTTCTAACATCGGCAAAATATAGCTTCCTTTTTTCTGAAGCTAATTCATCATCATCATCTGGCATAACAACTAGCTTAATATTATCTAGTCTTCTTTTTCTGCCAAAAGCAGTTAAAATATACCCATTTTCTTCGGCAAATTTAATCACTCTATCAAACCATTTTGTGTTACCAAGAAATCTTTCTTTATGATTTTTAATTAATTCACGCGCTTTTTCAACTTTAATATTTAGAGTATCGGCCAATTTATGCTCACCCATACCATAAAGGATACCAAAGTTACAGGTTTTACTGATTTTTCTTTGCTGTTTTGTTACCTCATCAAGCGGCGTATCAAACAGCAATGAAGCGGCAACCTTATGCACATCTTCACCACAATTAACAGAGTCATAAAGATGTGAAAGTTTTGCCATTCCAACTAATATTCTGTATTCCATCTGGTCATAATCCATGGACAAAAAGTAATAACCTTTTCTTGGCATTATTGCATATCGCATACTTTCTGTCACATTCTGAAAATTTGGGTCGTTGGATGACATGCGGCCAGTCCCAGCACCAAGACTATTAAAATTAGTATATATTATTTCAGACTTGCTATCCTCAATTATTTTTAACCAGGGAATTATATATTTTGTCAAAAGGCTATATAGTTTCTTCCTTTTAGAGTATAACTCAAATATATTATCGTCTTCACTTAACCCGTAATTACTAAGTAAATCTGCAAATCTTATTTTATACTTATTTATGTGATAATCGTCAAAGCATATAGATCTGGTTTGGGTATAACTAAAATACCGTTTCATGTCCGGAAATCTTGCCAAAATAAGCTCACCAAACTGCTCTCCGGAATTGATATTAAAATTATCACCGGCACCAAGTAACTTTTTTATTTTGTTATAAATTTCGTCTGCTTTTTCTTTATATTCTTTCTTGAGTGACACTAATTTCTTATAACAAACCCTTACTCCCCTTAATTCCATTTTGGCAAGTGGGTATATTAAATCAACTTCCACATTATACATATAATTTGGTTCCCACCCAGTTTCTTTAAAATACTCAAATATTCTTAATGTTAAATCTGTATCTTGGCAGCAATATTCATATAATTCTTCCGGCTTTAACATGCTAACTTTATTATATTTTATATTATACTTTACAAGTATATCACCTAATTCAACAACATTAAAATCAAATATTGTTTTTCCTAAATGTTTTAATTTACATGAATCAAATATGTCTAATAATTTTGCAATTACCAACGTGTCATGTTTACACCTTATGTTTATATTAAAATCTTTTAACGTAAATTTATAGTCAAATTTTAAATTATGGCCTAAAATATCTTTTTTTTCTAAATATTTAGCTATATATTTCTTAAAAATGGTCTCATCCAAGTTGTTACCAAATTTATGTTTAAGAGGTATGTAAAAACCCAAACCTGGCTCACCACAAAAGGACACTCCAACAATTTTTGAATTCTGTATATTAATGCCATCTGTCTCAACATCATAAGCAATTACACTATATGTTTCTAATATTTCAGAAAGTCTTTTAGCTTTTCTTTCATTATCAACTATATGGTAATTACAACCCTCTTTCCTAAACCATACTTCTTCACTAATTGCATTATCAAATAGTAATTGCTGCATCAAAAACCTTCTTGACATTTGTAAAAGCAGTATTTGGATCTGGATGGTACGTAAGTAAATTAGTTGGATTTGTTGTTCTGGCTTTCTCAATAAATAAATGAGTAAGCATACTAATTGGCTTCCCTGGTATATGCGTTGGTATTAGCTGATTCTGAACAAACCATTGGGCATACGTGGGTATTTCCGCCCAAGAAGATATAATAGTAGGCCATGAGTTTACCCCTATAACCCCAGATGCCCCATAAATTAAACTTATAGCCTCTGTAAGGGAAGTTTTCCCGCGTAAATCAACAACGGCACCACCAAAATCACCAATACGAAAATCTCTGGCATCTTTCCCTGTCCCTATGATATAAAGTTTTGTGCCAATATAATATTGGGCAACAAGTCGAATAAGTTCCCGCCATCTTTGCTTACTCCAAGTCCTTTCCGCCTTTTCAGTGGAAACCGCAGAAGATACCGGGTGTACAACAAAATATGGCTCTGGGTTAACAGCATGTTCAATATTCAACCTAAAGGGAAAAGTACTCTTATATTTATTGTATGTCTGAAGATAAATCCATTGTTCTACATATGGAAAAAATCTTGACAAAAATTCTATATATCGTGTCACACCTTCCCCTCCGCTAGACTGGGTAATAAATTTATCCTCAACTAAAGGTAATTTATCTTTTGGTAAACTAATCTTAAGATAATTTACCATCTGGCCTACGTCAGTTATTGTGATTGGGTAATTTGAAAAATTAACTAACTCTCTTGCTAAATTTGGTGCTGGATTCCAAAGCAAAAAATTAATTCCTGAGTAATCACCATTAACCTGAAAAAAATTATCTAACCGAGTCAGAAAAGTAAATAAATCACCCAATCCACATGCAACAGCAATATTTTTGTTAAAATCCAACATTAGAACGGAAGATCATCCCCAAAATCTTCATCCTTTCCTGTCTCTTCTTTTTCGGGGCTAGAATCATGTTTGTCTTCGTTTTTACTTTCATTATGTGATTTTGTAATACCCTTAATAGTCTTTGCGTTGACCCGCATATAAGACCTTTTGTTTCCTTCCTCATCCTCATACGAATTCTGCTCGTATTCACCCTCAACTAAATACAAATTTCCCTTTTTTATTAAATCCGATATATATTCCTTAGCCTTATCGGTACCCCAAAAAATAATGTTGTGCCAATGAGTAATGGTTCTCCACCCACTTTCTTCTTCTTCCGATCTAAACGATCTCCAAGTAGCTAAAGAAAACGTAACAGGCTGATTAGGCTCCTCATATTTGGCGTCAGCCCCAGCCCTACCAATTAAAACAATTTTATTAAACATACGTTGCATGCCTCCTACGAAATAGCCAGATTAACTGCATCTGTAATTTCTTCAAAATTATTATGGAAATATCTTAAAGTTGTTGTAAAAGACTCGTGGCCTAATACCTTTTTAACAATGTTTTCCCCCGCGCCAGAATTTATTAATTTCGTTGTGTACCCATGCCTGAAACTATGCGGAGAATACTCTTTGCCAAAAAATAACTTTGTCCAAAAAGAAATGGTACTTTTACTTGTTCTATTTAAAAAAGTTATAAAATACTGATCTAAATAAAAGAGTATTCTGTCATTTACTGGTATTCTCCTTTCTTTATTTCCTTTCCCTATTACGACTAAAGATTTTGTTTCTGTATCTATATTACTCTTATTTAAATGAGTTAGTTCATCTATACGTAACCCAGTATTATACAGCATGTCAAACAAATTAGAAACATGATCACGACTATGCTTTCTGAATTTATAAACCCTTATCCTTTGGATACCTTCTTTAAAAGCAGTATCAGTTATAAAGTTAGCCTCTCGGTATTTTAGCCTGGGCTTAGCTATAATCGAAAAGTTTATATCAATATTAAATAATTTACAATATACCTTTATTGCCGTAATCCTTCTGTGCATGCTGCTAGCACTTAAATTTTTGTTTTTTATGATGTAACTTTGTAAATTAGATTCAGTTATAGCATCGTAATTTTCAAAGTATTTTGCTAAGTCATTTGTATACGCCTTAACTGTATTGTTGCTTCTGTTTAGGCCCACTAATATGTCAGAAAAAGACTTTAGGCTATGCATCACGTACCTCCTGATCGGCGTAGATGCAAAAAGTGTGCCAAGTTAAGCATTACGCCCCCTGGGGTTACATTTTGAGCAACGCCACTCTAAGTTAGTCAACATATTATTGTACATGTTTCCATCTTTATGATGTACTTCTAAAAGGCGCGGATTACTCGGGGAAATCCCACATTTACTGCACTTTCTAACCCTTTTAGTATTCATCAAAAGACGTCTAGCCTTGTTTCTCGAATTTGATTTTTTCGTTTGGTTGTAACTCTTCCTCCAAGATTGATACTTCTTAGAGTTTTTTCTGCGCCACAAACCCATATGTGAAAGCTGACTTGGCTTCTTTTTTGTTTTTTTGTGTTCACCCTTTTTCGGCATTCGTTTTTCCCTTGCTTGTTTCTATAAATATAGCGAGTGTACTAATCATAATAGCAACTGCTTTATTATACATATGGTTTATTAAAATACCAGATAGTGCAAATGTAAATAATAATTTAACAAAATATTCAAATATTGAAATCCAATCTACATTAGACATTCATAACCTTCTTTGTGTAGAATTCACCCCGTATCCCATTTAATATAAGAACCCAAACCTCTCCAATTTCCGAAATATAACTTATAGACACTACTATACCTACCTTCTCATTTTTTACGGCATCTATAACATTTTTGCCTATACCATTACGCAATACCTCTATTAGACTTGTATACCAAAAAGAATACTGCTTAACAATAAAATCAAAGTAAAGCGTATCATCAAGAACACACCTATAAGTATATTTTCCCAAATTTAAGACATTAAAAGTTAACATAATGCACCTTATAGAAGTTCCACTTCATTTCTGCCATCATAAACAAATATAATTATGCTTATTTTGTCGAATAATGTTTTTATGTATCTTATGTATTTTTCTTTTGAATGTTTTTTATTTTTTGCACAATAAACTATAACACCAGTCACATCATTTTTATTTTCATCTAAACTAACACTATATTTATAAGTTTCAAAATCCTTAAAAAACCCTTCTATATAAAACTCATGTAAAACAAAGTAACGTGTTTCATTGATACTTAAATATACAATTGATTCTTTTTGTGGGTTTTTTACAAGCCTATGATAGCAAAAATCACCTTTACTATAACACAGCAAATATTTTCTTAAGTGTATATTTCCTATAGCTACTATGTAAGTATCTTCTCCATACGCGGAAGAAAGCATGATTAAACTAGTGTAAAAGTCATTAATTGATGTGGCATTCTTCAATGCGTCTATGTCACCTAAAACATATAGGTCACCTATCGTGCCTACTCTACCTATAACATCAGAAAATAATAAGTTTTTACCCATTTACTCATCTCTAATTTTTTTCATAACATCTGATGATAATAACCCAGATAGATCTTCTTTATCTATAAAACCAAACCCACATAGTAATGCAGGGGCATAAACTTTATAGTTAGTCTTAAGGGCATCACATGATACATCTATATAGTTACAAAATTCCAAATTGTTAGCAATATGTGCTTCCATAGCAGTATAAAGGGCTTCAGCAACATGGCACCCGCTACTTGTGTAAGAAGAACCATTTATGATTACGTTAAATATATGGTCATCATCAAAAGTATCATCATCAATTTTTATTACTTGCTTGTTTTTCATTTATGCTCACTTTCTATAGCAGCTACCACAACGTGCTTCGTATATTTCTGAACCACCAACACAGACTTGATCTTTATTTTTAGTTGATTTCCTATAAGTAAATAATGCATTAAATCTCTTGCACATGGAACAAACAGCCTTAAAAGTAATAACCTCACCATATGGCAAAATATTTACCATTTCTTCAAACGGATTCCTGTAAGAATCTAAAGCCAAACCAGAAATATATATGTCAATCCCATGTTTTTCGCATAAGTCAAGTAAAATAGTGTGCAACCCATTTTTAACAAATTGATATTCATCTATAAAAATGGCATCAACACAAAAGTTTCTGTTCGCCAAGTAAGGAAGAATATCATCAAGGTTATTTATTTCCAAGGAAGACATTGCTTCTTTATTATGTGTACATATGGCATCTTCTTCATACCTATTATCTAATTTTGGCTTAAATATATAGATTGTTTTATTTGCTATTTTGTATAGTCTTGCTGTTTTTAATAATTCTGTCGTTTTTCCACTAAACATTGGGCCAGTAAATATAACAAATTTCCCAGGTTCCACTATTATCTCCATTTTTCTGTTTTAAAATCATCGGTGACAAACAATGGCATGTATTTACTCTCTCTATAGTGTGCAAAAAGGCTATCAATACCGCGTGACCCAAAGCGTATTTTTGGTTCAGGATTAATTACACCTTTTCTGTACATAAGAACACAAATATCATCTAAGGTATACCTCTTATTATGATATATAGACAATAAATTTTCAAAAGAATACCTGTTATCAGATAATATAAATTTGTTAGAAATCGAATTTTTTATTAACCTTGTTTTATTTCGTGCTCCAACCCTTTTTACATTATTATAAAAAACAAATAATCCCCATTTATCCTTAAGACTATCTAAATTTGCCTTTATTGCAATATTTAGAAACTCAACGTGTTCCAATGTTAAAACAGTACCCTCTTCTGGTATAATATAAAATGATCCCTCTTTATCTTTTTCAAGTAAGTCATCAATGTAATCTTCAAAATGGCATATTTTGTTTTTAAGTATGTAAATTGAAAATTTCTTCGTATCCGATGTATATATTGTTCTAGATTTTCTCCTGTATTCGTGTGGCAATCTTTTTACAAAATATTTAGTGGCCTTACACTGCTCTTTAGCTACGCATAAAATTCTAACATTGTTATATATCTCTAATGTTCTATCTATGAAATAACAAAGATGCTTAAAACTCATAATTACCATATCATAGTTCATTACTATTGTTATAGGCTTCAAAGATGTCTGGTGCCCCATTGACTCTTTCCTTCAAACTTTTTGTTGGTTTAAACATTTTATGCCACATAAATATTGTTCTTGTTACATGCTGCGTAGTATTAACCTGCACAAAATTATGCCTTACCCTTTTTATATATGAGCCAGGATAAAATATGCCTAATCCACGTAGTATAACTTTTTCGTCATTTAATAATCCTTCCTCTATTGTTTCAAACATTGTTTCAAGTATAAGTTTTATATTTCCCTTGTTAAGTTTATATTTACATGGAAGGTTATGCCAGGCGTATAGAACTAAGTCATGCTTTGTGGTATTTTTTTTCCCGTCCATATTTTCTCCAATTTATCTATTATTTCTGGCCAAGAGTATACTCTATAATCATATAGATCTTCAGGTAACTCCTTGTTGTGTGGCCTATCAAATAATATTTTTACAACATCAGAGTCTTTCAAAGATTTCATTACGTGACCACTATCATCAATAATGACATCGTAGCAATCACTCAACATATTCTTACTCTTAGAAGAGGAAGAAGCAAAAACATGTGGTAATATACCGCTACCAAAGTAATTCTTCATCCATTTTAGTTTTTCACTAAAGGCATACTTTGAGGCTGCTGACGTAAGAATAATAAGCTTAAATCTATCATCAGAAATAACTTTTGTAAGACCATTTATCGCGCCTTCTATGGGTTTACAATTTAAAAATAAACCTTCCTCATTTAATAAGTCATAAACTTCATTTTTAGGCATCGCTGGAAGCGATTTATGAATTTCCCATTCGGTTATATTTAATTCCCTTTTATCATTTGTTTTTAATCTGTATAATTTTACCCATTCAGGCATTAAATCTGCTAATACGTCATCCATATCCACACATATCCTAATCTTTGTCATCTATTACCTCTTTAAGATCCCTGGTAAAAGAATCCCTATCAGTTTCCAAATAGAATTCTATATCAACTTCTTTTCCGTCAGCCAGAAACACTGTTTTAACAAAGGGAACCCTTGAATTAAGTTTACCTATTTCAATTATTGAAAGATAAATTTTAATTGGGGGCATTGTAGATCCAAGTCGCATCCCTTTTGAAGACCCTTCTGAACTTTCCCAAAAATTTTCTTTTTCATCCATATTAACTCCTTAAATCTGCCCAAGAACCAGGGAAACCCGACAACCCTACCTGATTTAATCCCTCAAAAATACCTATATGTTGTGACGCAGATGGGTTGGTAACAAGAATAGTTTTAAAGTTTTCCCCTATATGTAAATCCCACCCACGATTCATTGTTGGGCTTGAAAAGCATTTTAGTAATCTATCCAAATTATTCCAGGAAACAAGATTAGATTGGCCAGATATAGATTTCTTTTTTAAAGCCCCACACACAGATAACACGTCAGTATATCCATGTAAAAATGTATGAAAACCAGAAACCATAAGGCCATCATCGCCATACTGATTAATCCCGTAATTATGTATATCTGAGCACCTTCCAAAATAATTAGATAAAACTATCATATCTCCGTTTAAAATCCAAATCCTATCAGATTTGTAGTATTTTATTCTATCTAAACTCTGATTTATGCCATATCTGCCATCTTTCGCCGGTAAAAATCTTGCCTTTATACCTATTGGGAGGCAAGCATACATAAAGGCTGAATATATTCGTTGAATAGATGCCATATCTTCAGAATGGTCATCTAAAAAAACAACTTCACGAATGTAACTTCTCATATCGCTATGCAAAAGTGATTTACAAACTGTGGCCAATTCACTTTTTCTATCTTTTACAGTTATGAATAGTCTATCAAATCCCATATTATGCTCACTTACACTCTAGGTAACAAATACCATTATTTATCTTAGTAACTATTATGTCATCACCAACATAGTCACAATATTTATTTATTGCCGCTACCAATTCTTCAGTTAATCCAGAATTAAATATGATATAACCAAATTTTCTTAAAATAGGTAAATAAGTAGAAATAACAGAAATAAAATTATTAAACCCTTTTATTTCATTTACAACTAATAAATCTAAATATTTTATCTTTCTACCAAGCTTATTTCCATAAACAAATGGTGAATTAGTCACATGAACCTTAACTTTTTTATCTTTTAAATACTCAACTTCAGTATCTGTTATAAAGTGAAGATCACCAAGCGTTACTAAATATTCTATTATAGAAAAATTTAGGTTACCTATATAGCCAACTGTCGTAATACGCTTATTAATAATAATTCTTTTTAGTATTTCTTGTGTTAATTGTTGTGATGGCATCTCTTATTTTGTACTCCTCTACACCATTTGTAAGTAAAAAACCAATTGAGAGGGTTCCAATAGAAAATTCCCCGTAATGGCCAAGGGATGCAAGAAGTGTGCCAAGAAACTTGCTCGATAGGCCTCCCCCCCCCCATGCCAGCATATAAGGATCTAAACTTTTCTATATCTTTTAATTGGTTCATCAGTTATAAATTTCCCACAAATTAGGCAATAGTTGCCAGATGTGTTAGAATGAGGGTAAGTTTTAAAAATTTTGAAAAATATTCCTCAAAACTTAATTTTGTGTTTTTCATCATTATTTTTCCTTATTTTTGAAATATTTTTTGCAAAAATATAAGATATAGTTTAATAGGTGGCATGTACACACTGATTTGTGTTATTACAGTTGCAATACAATTAATACCATGCAAGGAGGAAGAAGCACGTTGCATACTGTTATAACACTAAACCCTGTAATGGAGAGTAAGAATTTTTGGAGCCCTGAATGAAGAAGTATATAAAAAATAGCATAAAGCCAAATATTTGTCAAGTGCCTTTTTGTAACGTGTTGAAAACAAACAAGTTATATTTTGGGAAAAACCCTGCCGGAAAGTCTGCAAATTGTTCAAAAATACAAGTCGTTTTATAGCAATGAGTTGCTGGATTCAAGATTTTTCTTTTGTTGCCTATAAAATTTATTGGCATAGATCTTGCTTATGGGAAAACACGCTTGGGTCGCCTAGTGGCCGATGGCACCGCATTTGTGATGCGGTATGAGAAATCTACACCGTGGGTTCGACTCCCACCCCAAGCTCCATTAATATATGTGAAGGAGTTATCGTGGACGAGCTGAAAGAAAAAAAAGCACGTAAAAGAAATATAGATAAAAAAAAGAAAATAAAAAATAAAAGTAATCAGCAATATAAGAAACTAAAAAAGCAAAAACAGAAATCAATACCAGAAATTATAATAAAAGACACAGAATTAGAAGAGTATTACTCAATTAAATAGCACAATTACTGCTTAGTAATTAAAATTGTGCACCAACTAGGTATTAGTGCCGTTATATACAAAAATAGGGGATAAAGATGAAATACTTGGTGTCAGTTGGCGAGGGTCTGGGAAATGTAATTGAAACCCTACCACTAATAAAAGCACTAAAATACAATAAACTTGAGTTTGATATACTTAATTTGTCACATATACCAACAGAAAACGTTGAATGGATTTTTAAGGAATATGCAACTGTTATCAAAGGAGAACCAAGAGTAGACCAATATGCTTATCGTATAGAATTGGCAACAACTAAATTTTGCCCAAAATTCTTTAATAGAACAAAAATACCACTTATAAACAATTTAAACAATCAATTCATTTATAGTACAATCACTAATGAAATAGAAGTTTATCTTAGCATTCTGAATGAGCTTAACTTTGAAGACGCTGAAATGCCTTATGATGTAGAACTTCCAAAAACAGAAGAAGAAGAACAATTTGACTTCATCCTTATGAATGGGTGTGCTGGGCGCTCTCAGTTAGAATTTAAACGAAAGAAATATCCTCATATGGCGGAACTAGGTAACCTGCTTATCTCTAAAAAGTATAAGGTGGCATCTATTGGCATCGGTGATGAGTATGCGGCAGGAGAAAATAAAACCGGAATGTCAATTTGTAAAACGGCTGGATACCTAAGAAGCTGTAAGTTTTTAATAACCAATGATACGGGTTTTGCACATCTTGCGGCAGCTTTAAAAATTAATGGGGTTATTTTATATACGGCAACTAACATGATTAAAAATTATCACCCAGTGTTCCATAAAACACTAAAACCAGTAACAGCAGATATACCTTGTCAGCCATGCCAATATCGTAAAACATGGAATCTGTGCTCACCTAAAACGTATAATAAATGGGAATGCCAAAATATTCCCTTTAGTAAGATTTTGAAGGAGATAAAAAATGCTGACATTTTTTGAGAAACATGCCTATATTGGATTTTCTTTTTTGTATGGGTTATCTTTTATTATTAATTTTTTGATTTTTAACTTTGTTTTTGGTCTTCCACTTTTACTTTCGACTCTTTTGACAAGTCTTGGCACGATACTTGCTACAGTATTTCTTATGCCAAAAACGATACGGCGGGAGGCAAAAATAAGTGTTGTTAAGGATTCGCTGTATTAATCAAAGTGGAGGTTAGGTAATGATGAATGCAAAGTGGATTTACGGTGTTAAAAACATTGTGCCCAAAAGGAAGGTTAACAATGTAATTGACAATTCTAAGCGCAAGCAAGATATGGTTTACCTTACCAAATCTGATTTTACCACGTTTGCACGTAGATTTAAGCTCGGAAATTGGCGTAACGCTGTTGAGACTATTTGTGGGCCAAGAGCAAGCAAAGAGGTTATTAATTTGTATTCTGACGGTGTGGAATCTATCGGATTTCGCAAGAGAGAAATACGAAGGGCTGCTGATATTGGCTAACTAAATATAATGTAGGTGCCACATAAAATGGCACCTACATTGCCATAAAGGAGTTTTATGACAGAACCAACTAAAATGATAGGTAATCCCAAACATATAGTGCTGCATACATCTGCCACAGAGTATAACTGCAACAAAAATGTGATAAATAGAATTCATTTGGAAAAAGGTTACCTTTTAATAGGATACCATTTTGTAATAACCGGATCACCGTTTGATACCGGTATTCCGCAGATTCAACAGGGTAGACGATTAATTTACCAGGGAGCACACGCCTACCATTTTAATAATACTATTGGTATTTGTGTTACAGGTCACGGCGATGTGGCACCTTGGACAGAATACCAGAAGTATCACTTAAAAGTTCTTGTTAACTCTTTGCAGGATATATATAGCATCCCTAATGAGAATATTCTAGGGCACAGGGAAACCCCATACGAAGACGAACACCATCTAAAAACATGCCCAGGTAACCTTATTGATATGAATGAAATACGAAATTTTTTAAGAATAACATAAGGAAAAATAGATGAAACCAAACAAAACACCAAATATCCTATTTCTGGACATAGAAACAGCACCAATGACCTCATATATATGGAGATTGTGGAAACAGGATATAGGGTTAAACCTTGTTGAATCCGATTGGCATATGCTTAGCTGGGCAGGAAAATGGATGGGGGATAAAAAAATAATTTCAGACGTGCTCCCAAATTATAAAAAAGAATACAAAGAAAATACAGAAAATGACATACGTATTTTAGAAAGTCTTTGGGAAGTAATTGACGCTGCTGATATTGTTGTTGCTCATAATGGAAACAAATTTGATATCCCCAAAATAAATGCAAGATTGCTTTATAATGGGTTTACTCCGCCAAGTCCGTATAGACAAATTGATACTTGTTTGATTGCTCGCTCTATTTTTGGGTTTACCTCTAATAAATTAGATTACTTAGCACAATACCTTGGTGTAGGTGAGAAAACAAAGCATGAAGGTTTTGACTTATGGCGAAAATGCCTCCAGGGTGATACAAAAAGTTGGGGAAAAATGGAGAAGTATAATAGAAATGATGTAGTCCTCCTAGAAAAAGTTTTTCATAAACTTGCCCCCTGGTCTAAGTCATTCCCTAATTTTGATATATATACTGATGATAATAAACCGCATTGTGTAGCATGTGGTAATACCAATATTATTAATCGTGGCTTTGCTTATACGCAATTAGGTAAATTTCACCGCTATCAATGTAAATTATGTGGAAAATGGATGCGAGGAAGAAAAAATGTCCTCACAAAAACAAAAAAAACTAAAATTTTAACAAACATATTATAAAAATGAAAAAAAACATAGTTATTGTCGGAGTTTTTTCTAACGAATGGCCTACAAATGAAAAAAAACATAGTTATTGTCGGAGTTTTTTCTAACGAATGGTCTACAAATGTGTTCATGGCTAACGCATTTGAAAATATAGGATTTAATGTCTTTAGATTTGACTTTAGGGCATTCCCTAAGCATGAAATACCAAAAATGCTTATTGATTTTATTAATTCTATTAATGATGTTTTTTTGATTGTTTTTTGTAAAGTTGATTCTGTGCCAATTAAAACACTAAAAGACTTAACAGGAATCATTCCTACTTGGTATTGGTTTATGGACCCTATGACTGTCGCAAATACTATTAATGCGGCAGAAAGAGCAAGGGCATGCACCTATGCTAGTTCTACTTCGTATAAAGTAACAGAATACTTTAAAAACTTTAACAAAAACTCCTATAGAATAATAGAGGGTGTTGATACAACACTCTATAGAAACTTGGGATTAAAAAAAGAATACGATGTCTTGTTTGTCGGGACACCTGACCAAAAAAGATTAAACTATTTATTAAATGTGCCTTATAATGTAAAAATATTTGGTAATTATTGGCCACAATGTAAGCATGAAACAAATCCGCCAATTTATAATGAAGATTTAGTTTTAGCTATAAATAAATCCAAAATTATATTAAACTTTACTAGACCAGATAGCTATTCAGATAGGGTCACCCAGATACTCGCCTGCGGTGGATTTGTTTTAACTGAATATGCTGATGATCTTTTTATGGATTTTGGTGATTCATTAACATACTTTACTAATGTAAATGAATTAAATCAAGCCATTGGGTATTTCTTAAAAGCACCGACTATAAGATCAAATTATATAAGAAAATATTATAGAAAAAATTTAAAACCATTAATTCAAACATGGGAAAAAACATGTGATGAAATCATACAACGTGTAAAGGAAAATGATGAACCCATCTGATTTTAGAAAAGGTTTTTGCATTATTATTCCTTCTTGGAATAATAATGATTATTTATTTTTTGCTATTAATTCCATAAAGGAATTTTCAAGGTATGACCACCAGATTGTTGTTCATCTAAACCAAGGAAACAACGCAACAAGAGATATACTTAGTAAAATGGGATGCCAAGTAACTATGTCACCAAGCAATCTCGGTATAGCTAAGGCAGTAAATACAGCCGCTACACTTTGTAATAAAGATATCATTATGTATTTTAACGATGATATGGTTGCCCTGCCAGGGTGGGATACAGAATTTACAAAATTTGTTTTCGAAAATAATCTAGAACATGAAACCTGGCTAAGTTCTACCATGATTGAGCCAAGGGGTAAAAGAATAGAAATGCTTGCTCCGTTTAATTACGGTAAACATCCTAAAGAATTTAAAAAAGAGGCAATACTTCGTGATTTGCCAAGATTAAAGTCAATGGCGCGTAATAGGAAAGGCACAACCTGGCCGCCAAATCTAATGTATAAAGACATATGGGATAAAATAGGTGGATTTTCCGAAGAATTCTTTCCTGGTTTCGGGACTGACCCAGACATAGCAAAAAAGATGTGGGATATTGGTTGCAGAGATTTTATTGCCCTGGGCAACAGCTTAGTTTACCATTTCCAAATGATAACAACAACAAGAGTACTTAATCCGCATACTGAACAACAAATTTTTGAGAAAAAGCACGGTATAACAATTGATAAATTTGTTACAGAGTATTTGCATAGGGGGGGACTGTGGTGCCCAAAAAATTGCTAGCCACGCCAAACAAACAAACTTATTAAGGTAAAAAATTACATAGTAATTATTAGTTTAACAAAATATGGTGGTATCATATTGGGAATTATGCAAAAATTTGGGTCTTTCATTAATGAAAAATCGGATATAAGTGAACATTTGCTAACAATATTTGAGACATGTAGGCCCTATAAGCATATAACAGAATTTGGATTACGTAAGGGTAAATCTACTATAGCTATCCTGGCCTCAACACCCAATAAATTTATTTCTTATGAATTATTTCCGATAGAAGAAGAAATAAATAAAATAAAAGAAATGGCAAAAATAGAAAATTTAAATTTTATAGTAAAAATTGAAGATTCAAGAAAATGTGTAATAGAAGATACTGATGTTTTATTTATTGATACAGAACATAATTATGAGCAACTTTACACCGAATTAACTAAACACGCAAATAATGTTAGGCATAAGATTATTATGCACGACACAGAAACTTTCCCAAAAATGACCAGTGCGTTATATGATTTTCTAAATAGTCACCAAGAATGGGAAGTTGAACTTGTAAAACACAACAATAACGGGTTAACTATTATACGTAGGTTGCCATAAAATCTTGGCTTAATTTTTGCAAGAGACAAATGTTAACGGGTTAAACATACAGGAGCTATAATGTTAACAAAAAAATTATTTATCATTACAAATGAGGAAAGAAGTAGGATGTCCTTAAATGCAATGAAGTCAATAGTTCCACATACCAAAGAAACAGAATTAAGGGTTTTTCTTAATTGCAAAATTGATTTTAACCCTTTAATTGATTACGCAATGTTTTTCCAAAATATAGATAAAAGAATAAAAATTAACTGTGAAGACAAAAAATTTGGGCTATCTATGGCATGGAATCACTGCTGTGAACAAACAAAAGAAGATGTATGCATCCTGTTAAATGATGATGTTGTATTAAATGATGAAAATTGGGAAACCAATCTTGATGAATTACTCGAAAAAAATAAAAGGCATAAAGTATTTTTGCTCTGTGCCCCAAATGGGTTTAGCGGATTCGCAATAAGAAAATCTTTCTGGGAACTTATAGGTGGATTTACACCATTCCCATCCGGCTATTATGAAGATGATGATTTCTTTCTCCGTGTAATGAAATTGTACGGGCTTCACCATAAGAAAGAAATAATGGATGAAGTGTTCTTTTCCTTGTATGATAGGGGAATTAAACCTATGTTTGCACATGTCCCTAATCCCTGTGCTAAAAAATGGGATAAATCTATAAACTCAAGATTATTCCATAGCATGTGGAAAGAAACGAAAACCAGTACAAGCACAAGTTTTGAAAATAAAAACGGGATTAACTATGAATGGATAGGAAAATAATGAATCACAAGCATTGTAATCATACAATTGAACCACAATTTATACAAGTTGGAGAAATCTTTACAAATCAGGAATGCCCTTTATGCGGCTCATATTTAAAACTTTGTGGTTATACCCTGCCAAAAGACATAAATGATGTTGTACTGTATGTAGAATGTTTAAAAAATGGGTGTGCATACAAAGGTAAAAGGACTTTAATCTAAAAGAGGAAATAATTATGGAATTTCATAGTTTGGAAAATAATGGTGACTATAGCCCCAAACTAACTGAAGATTACGCTAATAATTTAACTACAAGCGAGTTTAGAATGATCGCAAATGACTTGTGCCAAAATCTCACCACAATACATAATGCAAAAATTGTAATCCACACCTTATGTGATATGGTTGAAGATTTGTATGATTTAGTTGCTAGTGCTATTGATGAAGAAAGTTATAATATTGAAGAGGACGAGGAGTACTCAGACTTCGAGGAAGAATAATGAAAATAACAAATAAATTTAATGTTCCCAAAGCTGTAGTAAGAGCAATAGAAAATGACGGATACTCTTATACAGGCTATATTTCCGTAACACAATTAATATCCCCGCCAAGATTAAGATGGCTTACAAAACGGCATTGGGATGAACTTGAAGAAGATTGTGTGGATGCCGTGTGGAAACTACTCGGATCTGCCGTTCATGTTATTTTGGAAAGGGCAGAAGACAAGCATGCCGCAGATTTTCAGGAAATACGATTAGAAGCAGAAACAGATGGTAAAATCTGGTCAGGCCAAGGCGACATCTGGGAATCACCAAATATACTTAGTGATTATAAAGTAACAAGTGCATGGGCGGCAGTTAATGATGTTAAACCTGAATGGGAACAACAATTAAATATGCTTGCTTATTTATATCGAAAACAAAATTTTGAAGTAAAAAAATTACAAATTGTGGCTATATTTCGCGATTGGTCAAGAATAAGGGCAAAAACATCACAAGATTACCCCAATTCTCCTATAAAAGTTATACCTATAAAATTATGGAAAACAGACAAAATAGAAAAATTTATTAAAGAGAGAATGCAGGCTCACACAGAAACAGAAAATACCCCTGATGATGAACTTCCCAAATGTACAGAAAAAGAACGATGGGAAAGACCAAAACAATATGCTATAATGAAAAATAACAATAAACGTGCAACAAAACTTTGTGCCACTGAAGAAGAAGCCCTTGAAATAATTAAAACCTTCTTATCTAAAGGTGATAGTAATTCCTATGACATTGATGTGAGGGAAGGGGAAAGAATACGATGCGAACATTATTGCCCTGTTAATAAATTCTGCAACCAATACCAAAATTATATTAAAGAAAAAGAAAAAAAAATTAATTAGCATAAACGTATAGGTTACATTAAAAATGGAGACCAAAAATGATTCTTATTAACTCAAAATTCTACCCACTAAAAGAAGCTGAAACTGGAGAATGCCCGTTTTGTCACAAAGACCTAAAATTTGAAGAAAACCCCTTTGAGCAAACAATTGAAAAACATGCTATTTGTTGCGGATTTGTTTATAATCTAATGGTAACCGAAGAAAAAAATAAAGTTAAACTACATATCAAGCCAACCAAGATTTAGTGTTAATATTAGTAAGGAAGTTTATTTAAGCCCTCTAACTAAATACTTGGAGTTATTATGCCTGCATTCACAAATATAATTTTTGGTATACATAAAAAATGTGGCGGATATGTAAGAAAAGCCACACAAAATTTAGGCGTAAAAGCAATTTACTACTGTACAAGCTGCTGGAAAAACTCGGCTATTGGAAATTTAAGCCCTGACCATGATGTTTACAGATGGCTTGATATTGATATTTTAGACACACCACAAACAAATAAATTGGGGCTAGCCTTCCCAACACAGAATACAGATAACTATCAATTTGTCCACGATACAGGATTTAGCTATGTAAGGATTGATTGTGATTGGGATTACAGAGAACCATCTAATGGGGAGTTTAACTGGACTCCGTTAGATAATAGGATTATAGAAGGAAATAGGTTAGGCTTTAAGTGGATTTTGACCCTTATATGTAACTCTTCGTGGGGAACCACAACTGTCCCCGGCACAACGTCGTTAAACCAGCCGCCTACTGATGTTGCAGACTGGACTAACTTCGTTATGAGGACTGTCGCAAGGTATTCCCTTGGTAACCAATATACAATGCCAGGATTAACAAAAAATGTTAACCTGTATATGTTCCCTAATGAATGGAATAGCACTTCAAATAAATATGGTGGTTGGGGGGGAACATACACCGATCTCCATGATTTAATGAATACTACCTATGATGCTATTAAATATGCTAATCCCGATGCTACCTTTATTATTGGTGCTAGCGGAACCGCGCATACATCGGCATTAGCCGTATACGCTGGTTATGGCGATTATGACGTAATAACATCGGCAGGAACATTTTCACCGACAGATATCTCAAGTAGTTACGCTGCTGAATATACAGACACAACAAATTTTTACAAAAATCTTAAAGGTGATTATATTGATTGCCATTTTTACGGCCCTATTGCCCACGATAACCCAAAAATATCACTAATGACAGAGTTAAAAGGATATGCCACATCATCGCCACAGCTTTGCACAACTGAATTTGGCGGTCCAAGCACATACTATGACTCCGATATGAAAGATATCGAATTCTTTATGAATCCAATTGAGCGATATTTAAACTACATTAACAAAGGGTTTGCTTTCCAAACTTGGTTTGGCCTTGTCACAACATCAGAAACTTCAACAAATAGATTTGTTCCCCTAATGGAAAATAAAGATAAAATAAGACCACAATATTATGCCACAAAATTACTAGCTAATTTATTCAAAGATGGGGTTATGTCTGTTGTGCATATTACAGACAGCCTTTATTTTATATTGGTTTCTCCATTCTATGGTAAATATGTTGCGTGGAAAGCGGGCTCTGACACAACATTTGCGGCGCAGTCATACACACACACTGCAAATGATTATATACTGGTTTATGACCCTAAAAATGGTAAATACGCAGAAAAAGTATTACCAGATGATGGTATTGTTACCCTTACAGATCTTCCATCAATATTTACATATGATTTTACTGCGTAATCAACGTGGTTTACTTGAAAGACTATGCTATACCAATTTAGGTCCCCCAAAGGAGCACCCTGGGGGACCTGTTTCTTGGCATAAAATTTGCACTTCATACTTAACTAAAGGAGATTCTAATGGATATTAGTGAAAAAATGGGATACGCTGCTTCTATAAAAAATCTTAATGACAAAATTAAAACACTTGAAATTGAAATAAATACACTAAAAGAAATAAATAATGCCCTTAGTAATACTATGATTTTAGTGTATAAGAATAACTTATTAGCCGAAAATATTGATGAAGATATCCTTAAAGAAAAAATAAAAGAATCTTTAAAAATTGCTAATATAAAATTACCTAGCAATAAAATAAAAAAAGAATTAGAAATAACAGATACACATACTGAAAAGAAACCACAAAAAGAAAAAAATTATGATAAAAAATATACTTAAAAAACTAAAACCCCAACCTACGGAAGCTATGTGGTGTGTTACACTTACCATTATGAATATGACTACTTGGCATGTGTGGAGACCCCAAAGTACTTGGATGTTTTATTTCTCTCTGTTACTTTATCCTCTTTTTTATGTTTTTAGCAAATTATTCCTTAATAAAATACACCAAAATAAACGTTAAATGGCATTGACCACAAACATGCGTGATACGTACTTAAAAAATAACTTTTGCCCCCGTAGCTTAAAGGTTAGAACATCAGACTTTCAATCCGGTAATGCTGAGTCCAAACCTCACCAGGGGTACTAATGCCGGGGAAATGGCAGAATGGTAATGCGGCAGACTTGAAATCTGTGGCCCGCCCTTGAGACGGTGTGGGTTCAAATCCTACTTTCCCCGCCATAAACTGATTTCAAACTAATATATAGCATGACTCCCATGCTATTATAACTAAAATATTTTTTAAAAACTAAAAGTATCACCCATGAATGAACAAGAAAAAAAAAATAAATGGGAAAATATTTATCCGCCTAAATCAGAAAAATGGACGGATGGATGGTATATATTCAAGTTCTTTAAACAAAAAAAAGAAGACTTTACTTTATATATCCCTTTTTATGTCGTTGATGGACTAATATACTCAGAAATATATGCATATGTCGAAACTGTAGAAAATGCAAGAAGAACAAATACAGGATATGTGTATAAAATTGAAACTTAATAAAATATAATAAATAGTGTTATTATACATAGACCTTAACCCATAGGAAACCGTATGCCTGCCTTCTCTAATAAAACTATCGGAACACATAAAAGATGCGGCGGAAATGTCCATCAAATAAAACAAACATTGGGCACTAAAACATTCTACTACTGCGATAACTGCTCACTGAATTCGTCCGTAAGTAAACTAGATATAAATAATGATGTCTACCTTTTCCATGATGTGCGCGGCTTAATAAAATGGGGAAATAGCCCACAATTTACACTCAACAACTGGGCAAACGCTATTAGTAAATATGACTTCTTCGCTACTACACCTGGAGCTTGGGAAAACCACGCCAATACTATCGCCACTATTAAAAATGTTAACCCAAAATTTAAAGCAGGAACTTACTTCCAAATGCATACCGCAGCCACTTGGATGGCCTCCGCTGGCGAAGGTACTTATCCTAAATTACTGTGGGACTACCTTAGCCTTCACCCAGCAGGATCTGTAGATGGATCTACTATACCCACTGTGTGGTACACTAACCCTGTATATGATATCTTCGACGCTACTGTGAGACAAACCGCTGCAAACTTGCTAGGTAATTATGTTAATACCTATAACCTTAATTGGATATTTTTGGATTTTGTTAGTGTGCCTATCGGTTCTTTTAATGGTTCCTATATCCTTGACTTTAATAGAAATGGAGTGTCCCTGTGGGATGATACAACAGAACAAGACCAACTGAAACAAGTGTGGTTTGATTATATCTCCGAAATAAGAACAGAAGTAGGAGATGATGTCCAAATTATTCCAAACGGAAAACTTGCACTTACAGATGATAGCTTTGCTTCTATTGTTGATGGTTGCTTTGTTGAAGATTTTCCTAAATACTTTTTTGGTAGCGTTGAATATGACTGGGATGGAGCCTTTAATATAGAACATATACCCTCACTTTATAGCCTTAATCAAAAAAGGTACAGAAATGGTAGAGGAAGTGTATTTATACATAATGACATTAATATAGATACAGATAACTGGCGAAAAGTTAGGGATAAATATCCTAACCTTATTATATGTAATGAGCAAAAAACCGAAGGATTGCCACCAGACCCCACACCACCAATGTAATTTAAACCCCCTTCTTTTTAAAAGACCTTATAATTGTCACAGAATACTGTGAATTGTCACAGAATTGTCACAGAATATTGTTAATTGTCACAGAATTGCCTAAAAATACGGTGAAATATCACTAAATATCATAAAATTATAACGAAATGACAAAAAGTGTCACGAAATCGTGA